CGTTGAGGTGTACGGCGACTTCCCAAGCGCGGGTGAGGATCAGTTCATCTCGCCAATGGTGGTCGAGGACGCATTTAAGCGGCCTAAGTACAAGGACGAGACCGCGCCTATAGTAATAGGGGTCGACCCAGCACGCGGCGGTCTGGACTCAACTGTGATTGTAGTTCGCCGGGGCCGTGACATTGTGGCGATTAAACGGTACAAGGGCGAAGATACGATGTCGATTGTCGGTCGTGTCATTGACGCAATTGACGAATACAAACCAACGCTAACTGTAATAGACGAAGGCGGTTTGGGTTACGGTATACTTGACCGATTAACAGAACAACGGTATAAGGTACGGGGGGTGAACTTTGGTTGGAAAGCCAAGAACCCCGTCATGTGGGGTAACAAGCGGGCTGAAATGTGGGGCGCGATGCGCGAGTGGTTAAAGACTGCCAGCATCCCGCAAGACAAGATGCTCAAAGATGATTTGGTTGGGCCGATGAAAAAGCCTAACTCAGCGGGTACGATCTTTCTGGAAGGCAAGAAAGAAATGAAAGCTAGAGGGTTGGCATCACCTGACGCAGCCGACGCGCTGGCGGTGACCTTTGCCTATCCTGTAGCGCATCGTGAGTACGTCGAACGGCCTCGTACTCTTACGATGAATCGTGACGCAATGGCCGGATCTTGGATGGGTGCATAAGTGCCTAGTCTTTTTCTAGGTGTAATTTTTACTTTACTAGATATGCTTAAAAAATCGACGTCCCCTAAAGCGTTCAAAGAAAACATTAAGACTGAAGTTAAAGCTGGCAAACCAGTCAAGCAAGCAGTTGCAATTGCCTACGCAACCAAACGCGCGGCGGCAAAGAAATGAAGCCCGGCCTGTACGCTAATATCCACGCCAAGCAGGAACGAATTAAGGCTGGTTCTGGCGAGAAGATGAACAAGGTTGGCAGCAAGAATGCGCCAACTGCTAAAGACTTCAAAGACTCGGCTAAGACGGCTAAGAAAAAGTGAGCGATTACACCGGAATTAACGCTGTTGGCAACGTCGCGTTGGGTGGCAAACCACTCAAGAGCGACTCGGATGTGCTGTCAACAGCGCGGGATCGCCTGTCAATGGCAATCTCGGCGTATTCCGAATCGCGTGAAGACGAATTAGATGACCTGCGTTTCTACGCTGGCTCGCCCGATAACCAATGGCAATGGCCCGCAGATGTGCTGGCGACCCGTGGTGCGGTGCAGGGGCAAACGATTAACGCGCGGCCCTGCTTGACAATAAATAAGCTGCCGCAGCACGTCCACCAGATTACCAACGATCAGCGCCAGAACCGGCCTAGCGTGAAGGTTATTCCGGTTGATGACAACGCTGATGTTGAGGTTGCCGAGATTTTCAACGGCATGATCCGGCACATCGAGTACATCTCAGATGCCGATGTGGCCTACGATACGGCTTGTGAGAACCAGGTTGCGTATGGTGAGGGCTATATTCGGGTTCTGACCGAGTATTGCGACGACGATACGTTTGACCAAGACATCAAGATTGCCCGCGTTCGCAATAGTTTCTCGGTCTACATGGACCCGCTGATTCAAGACCCGTGCGGCAGCGACGCCAAGTGGTGTTTTATCACCGAGGATCTGTCCAAAGAAGAATACGGTCGGCTTTTCCCGAATGCTTCGCCTTTGTCTACGCTGGAAACCTTGGGTGTAGGCGATCAGAACCTAAGTCAATGGTTAAATACCGATACGATCCGAATTGCGGAGTATTTTTACTGCGATTACGAGCGTAAAACGCTGAATTTGTACCCCGGCAACGTGACTGCGTTTGAGGGTACGCCAGAAAACAAGGAATTGCTAAAAATATATAAAAAACCAAAGAAAACGCGCCAAGCGGATATTAAAAAGATCAAGTGGTGCAAAATCAATGGCTACGAAATCCTTGAAGAGCAGGAATGGGCCGGTGATTGCATTCCTGTTGTGCGGGTGATTGGCAACGAATACGAGGTCGAGGGCCGCATTTATATCAGCGGGCTGGTCAGAAACGCTAAAGACGCCCAACGGATGTACAACTATTGGACTAGCCAAGAGGCAGAAATGCTGGCGCTGGCTCCAAAAGCCCCGTTTATTGGTTATGGCGGGCAGTTTGAAGGGTACGAAACCCAATGGAAGACTGCAAACACGCAGAATTGGCCTTATTTGGAGGTCAATCCAGATGTAACGGACGGTCAGGGCGCTGTATTACCGTTACCGCAGCGTGCGTTGCCGCCAATGGCCCAAACTGGTCTGATTCAGGCCAAAATGGGGGCGTCCGAGGACATAAAATCGGCAACTGGACAGTACAACGCATCACTTGGGCAGCAATCGAACGAGCGTTCCGGCAAGGCTATTCTTGCCCGCCAGCGTGAGGGTGACGTTGGTACTTATCACTACCAAGACAACCTAGCGCGGGCGGTTCGCTATGTTGGTCGGCAGTTGGTTGACCTAATTCCGAAGATTTACGATACGCAGCGCATCGCCCGTATTATCGGGTTGGACGGCGAGACGAAGATGGTCAAGATTGACCCGACGCAACAGGAACCTGTGCGTAAGATCCAGAACCAAGAGGGTATTGTGATCGACAAGATCTACAATCCTTCAGTTGGCAAGTACGACGTAGTGGTTGCGACTGGTCCGGGCTATGCGACCAAGCGCCAAGAGGCTCTTGAGGCGATGGCGCAGCTACTGCAAGGCAACCCGCAGTTGTGGGCGGTTGCTGGCGACTTGTTTGTTAAGAACATGGATTGGCCTGGGGCGCAGGAGATGGCAAAGCGGTTTGCCAAGACGATTGACCCCAAGCTCATGGGTGACGCCGAGGATAATCCTGGGTTGCAAGCAGCGCAGCAGCAGATGCAAGCGATGGCGGCAGAGTTGGATCAATTGCACCAGATGTTGCAAAATGTCGGCAAGTCAATGGAAGCGCAGGACATGGAGCGCAAAGATTACGAAGCTAAGATCAAGGCGTTTGACGCTGAGACTAAGCGTATCGCAGCGGTTCAAGCCGGTATGTCTGAAGAGCAGATCCAAGACATCGTTATGGGTACGTTGCATGGCATGATTACGAGTGGCGATCTGGTTGGTGAGATGCCGGGTCGGGAAACAAACGAAATGCTGCCGGAATCGGCTGAGTACGCACCACAGCAAGGGATGATGCAATGAAAGTTGCGGATTTTGTTGGTCTTTTATTCCTAGGGCGTGATGTAGCGCACAGCGTTCATTTGAATACCCGAAGTTACAGCAAGCACAAGGCGTTGCAGAAGTTCTACGAGCTAATCATTGAAGCGGCAGACGACTTTGCCGAAGCCTATCAGGGTCGGCATGGTTTGATTGGTCCGATCACGTTGATGTCAACTAAGAAAACGACCAATATTATTGAGTTTTTGGAAAGCCAACTGGCTGAAATTGAAGCTGCTCGATACGAAGTTGTTGACAAGACTGATATGTCATTGCAGCAGTTGATTGACAACATCATTGAAGTTTATCTTCGTACTCTATACAAACTACGCTTTTTAGCGTGAGGTAATCATGGCTGCAACATATAAGTATCTAACGGCCTCGGCTAACGTCAAGCCGATGGGTGGCAAGCTCAAGGGCATCTTCGTATCTGCTGCTAGTAGTACGCCGACAATTACGGTGTACAACAGCGCAGCCGCAACCACCACCGACACGATTGTTGGGGTGTTTACGCCAACTGGTGCGACCAGTTATGTGTTTACGGGCGACGAGGGCGGGGTTTACTTTAGCTCTGGCCTGTATGTGGCGATTAGTGGGACTGTTAATGCAACGGTTTTCTTTGAGTAAAACATGGCAAATACCACCATTACAGGACTACCGTCAGCAACCACCCCGTTATCGGGGTCTGAAGTTGTCCCTGTTGTCCAAAACGGCGTAACCAAACAGGTTCCCGTTAGTTACGTTGGCGGCGGTTCTGGAACGGTTACAAGTGTTGCAACCGGGGCTGGTCTGACTGGTGGTCCGATTACCAGTAGTGGCTCAATTAGTTTGCAGTCTACTGCGGTTGCGCCTGGTAGTTATACCAACGCGAGCATTACGGTTGACGCTTATGGTCGGGTGACTGCGGCGTCTGGTGGCTCGGCTCCGGTTACGAGCGTAACGGGGACGGCTAATGAGGTTACGT